CAGCGACTGAGCCTTGTTGTATTCCAGAAGTCCATCCAGAATTTTGAGGATTTCTGAGTAAAGAGAACTGTCTAAAATCATTTTGAATGTCAAATGCACCACCCTCAGAACCTTTCAGAAACACACGAACCATTACTTTGTTTGCACCCAATTCTTGAATTGCATTTGATCCATGACCGCCAAGAGGACTTGCAAATGCTTCCGCTGAAAAACCTGCACCTTGACCAACACCATTTGGTTCTGGTGAAACTTTAACCGATGGTTGATATACGTTGGAACTCGGATCGAGAACTCGAACCCTCGTAATTACTTTGGAATCTTGAATGAATAATTCATCATCAACTAAAATACCGGGTTCCGTCGTAGCTCCGAGATTATCGAAAACAGGATAAGCAACCACATCCGATTCTAGAGTGGAACCAATACCATTTGTCACATAGACATAAGGAACAATGTTATAAAAACCAGTTGTTGAAGAAGGATCAACATCGAAACGTGTAGTGTAAATTCTGTCTCCACTATTCCCTAATATTTTTTTATAGAAATTTATTTGAGTGAATTCTGTTCCCGGTAATGCAACAGATGTACCCATGTCAAGGTCAGTAAGAGCCCAGTTCTTGTAAACGTCTCTCGAAAATTTATTCATTCCAGTAACTGAAAATTCAGCAACGTCATATGTGTTGTCTTCTAAAACTGAATAGTATTGAGCATTATTGTTTATGTTAGAAACTCTATGGGTAGTAAAAAAAGTTTCTTCTAATAATCCACTTTTTAGGATTCTTGCATCACTCCAATAACTTCCAGTTTGGGTCACTCGAATATTAAAAATTCCGCCTGCTTTTGCGTTTTCCTGAACCTCTCTTTGTAAATATTCAATCGTTCCAATTTTTGTAGTAGAACCAGCGAGAGAAACGGGTATATAATTCTCGGTCACAAAATCAAAATCATCTTCCGAGAGTTGATACATGAATTGCCAGACATACCCGTCATCACCCGCTGTTTGTAGATCTGAATATGTGTGTGTTGGTTCTACTGTGGATTCAGCTCCGCCGTTATTGTCTAAACACTTATAAACTTTAGATTCTGAAGTGAGAATGTAAAATGGATTTGATTCATATGTGGCCGATCTAAACATTTCATCAACATCGGAAAACTGAGAATATACGGTTCCACTTGTCCAATCATGTCTATCAGTTACCAATCGAATATCAGTAACATCAATTCGTTTTGCAGCGATAGCATCTCGCCACACTCCGATTTGATCCGAAACAGAATCAACAACCGAAGGTGGTGTTTCCTCAATTGGCCACGCCTGTGGTCTTGAAATCATGAGAAAATAAGAATTTTGATTCCTCGAAATATCTTCTAAGAATGCTTCAGCGGCCGATATATTAAAAGAAAACTGTAGATTGGTCATTTATAACTTTCCTGTTTTTTTATTTATCCAAATAAATTTGACAGTCCTTGTACATTACTTTCAGAACTTTGATCTGGTGGAGAACTTAGACTGTATGACGTTCTTATGAAATTATTTAATGGGATCGCACCCCAACTAATTCCAGATGTTATACTTTGGTGCCATGTATTTGGATGTGGGTGAACAATCCAAAAGTCAACACCATCAGAAGGCCATCCAGGCAAAGTTGTCCCAGTGTATTCCAATGAGCCACCAACCAACTTCCTCGCAAAGAATTCCTGCGTAGCACCAATTCCGCCGAATCTATTAAAGTTCTGAACATCCCAACCACCAGAAATGCCTTCACCGAGAACGGTTCTTTCGATGTCATCTTCGACTATTGTATATCCCGTTGCACCATCATAACCATATGGAAAATAATCAATATAAAGATTTGATTCGTTTCCATCTAATCCTTCGGTAGAAATACCTCTGAGATCAAATTCAGAAGACAAAACACCAAATATTCCAATCTCAGTAGTAGCCCCATCGGCGATTGTAGCAATCGTGTATGGGAAATAATTCGCAAAAAACGGTTCTTCTAAATTGCGAAGAGCATATCCATCCGCAGCTGCGTTTAATTTTTCTTGTCGGTATACAAAATAATCACCAAGAACAAGTTTACCTGCCGGGTGAACTAAATCCTTTATGGTATTTTTGTATTCGCTTAAATTTGCTTCGGTTCGTATGACGTAAGAATGATTCTGGTATCTATAATTATCTTGAAGTTTTTCTGTTGATGAAAGTTGACCATTATTGTTTTGATACACACCAGGCCTTTTCACCGAAGAAGAAGTTTGGATTTCAAACCCACTTGCTCCAGTTCCTGTTTCACTTGTGACGCCGACACTGCCTAAGAAAAATCCATTGATTTTAAAATAATTCAAGCCTGGATCGTCTATACGAATTGATCGAATTTTTCCATTCTTATCAACTGTTTGCACACTCGCTTTAGCTCCAACGCCACCGACGGGGCTGTTGATTGTGACAGGATCATCTGGTTTGTAATCTGAACCACCGTTTTCGACTGTAATAGAAGAAACCATACTAATCAAATTAATAGAAACAGATTCACCTTCGGGTGTAGTCGTGCGAATGGTTCCCGGATATGGAACTGATCCGATTAATTGATCTATGTCAAATTCTACTAATTTTTTACCGTTTCTTGAAAACTGTTTGATGTCTGCGATTCTACCAGAAGCAACTCTTTCACCGAAAGTGTTATGAAAAGTTACTCGAAGGTTTCTGAGCTTTGCATTTCTTGTACTGTTTCCGTCTAAACAACGAACAACAGTCGGCTGATACCATCTTCCCCCAGAGGCAACAAAAATATCTTCTGATGGAACATAAATCTCTGAATAAACATCAAAGAGAAGTCTTATAACATAACGAATGGAATCTTCAGTTCCTTTTGCCTTGTATAGATCTCTTGATTTTTTTAATACCTTTTTGATATCAAGAACATCACCTTTTGCTGATTTATATCTATCTGGAAATTTTGGAAAAATATAAGTTTTAAAATAATCAACAAATTCATCGACTGTTTGGTCGATGTCGATCATTCCATTTAAACTAAGAGGAGCAAAATAAGGATTTTCGTTTGACTCTAACCACTTATAATATTCTTCAACAAATGTTACAAATTTAGGATAACTCGAAGATACAAAATCTGGAAGTGTTTCCGATACTAAGTTTGATAATTTGTTTCTTTTGTAGTTAGTCATGGTTTAGTTCATGATGGGGTGTCGTTTGAAAGTTTCATGTTGATATTGACCGAGGTTGGGTCAGTTTCGTCTATTACCAAAATTCTATTTCGAGACACTTCAACGTCTGTGTTTTTAGAAGAAGCATAAACTCTAATGAAAGAATCGTTCGGAATTCCTTGAACGTTTAATTGTTTCAGTACCATTTTTCCTGTGTCATAATTTATAGTTCCAGCATTCGAATTTGAGATTACCTGATCCCCTCTTCCGTTGATATAATACAGTTGAACAACACCATTACCGTTATCTTTGATATAGGTTCTTTGTCCATTTGTTGTAAATACATTACTTTGAACACTTGTACCAGAAATGTTCTTTTTGATTCCGCCTGGGAAAGTCAAATCATAATCCTTTTTTATATTCAAGAAAGATGAGGGATCAATTCTTTTTTCTAGTCCAACGCTCAAGTTTACAGAAACAATAGAAGGTTCAGAATCAACCACATTTCTGATAACAGTAGAACCTCTAAAGTTTTCGCCAAAATCTTCAAGTTGATCGTCTGTATATGTTTGTACAGTATCGCGAATTATAGATTTAACAGCTTCTGACGATAGAGCAGTAAACTCAGAATTATAGAGAACATCCATATTCAATCTGATATATGTGTAATCTACAGGTACAAATTCTGGTATGATACCCACTATATTTTTCTTGCGAATGATGTTCCGAACAATTCCTTCCTTCTCCTGATCGGATAGAGGAACAGAACTTTTTGTGTTCGCGACGATGAATACCTTTCCATACTGTGGTGGTTCTTCATCTTCACCACCATATACCAAAAGTGATTTAATCTGTGGAAACTGCCGAAGAATTTCTGTTTTATAATCTTGAGGTGTGACCAGTCGATTTTGTGATTGGAAGTATTTAGGCCCTACCTTTTTAGCGAAAGCAGAAGTTTCTTTTGCGGCACCACCTGTTGACTTCTCGATCACGACTACCTCATATCCGACTCCAGCTGAGCTAAAGGAAAATGTTCTGTTTCCAGAAACGTCATTCTTTCCGATTTCATTGGCATTTTCACCACTGCTAGAAAGAACTTCAATCGAAATGACATCCCCCTTGTTTGGTTTCTTTCCGAATACATTATCACCAAATTCAATTTCGTAAAGACCACCAAGTCCTCTTTGGATAAAATAAACCTCACTCGAATCATCAAGTGTTAATTGCGAGTCAGCTCTTTTCCATTCATTTGATACTGTATTATTTTCTTCTTCGGAATCTTTTACAAAAACTCTTAAGTATCTGTTATCTGTTGTAGTGTCTTGTATCACATATGAATCTTGCAGAGATTCGTCGAAAATATAATCTAACGTCGAAAATGTACCCTCCACAATTTCAAAATCATCAGTAACCCATTCGGTTGGATCTCCATTTGCATCAAAAGAACATGGAGTAAACTGAACAGCTTTCGGATTGGTAAAATTATAAGTCGTCGAATTTACCACCGTGGAGAATATACTTTTCTCTGGAAGAATACCATTGTTGATTGGTGTGTCGTTGTCTCCACCAACTGTATTCCGAAAATAAACTCGAACTTTAGACTTAGCAGAGAGTCTTGATTGTGGTAGGTAATTCAAAAGTTTCAGAAGAGAGAATATGGAATCTGGTCGAGTAGCACTGTCTATAAAAGATTCCGAAATAACCATGTTGTTATAAAAGGCTTGATAATGTGTATTGTACGCAAGAAGATCCAATAGGATATTTAATCCAGAGCCTTCGAAGTTATAATCACTGAAGACTTCCTGAGAAGAAAGATATTGTTTTAGATTGTTTTTGATTCCATCAAAATCTAAATTATCAATTGGAAGTGATGTGTTTTTCGACATTATCGTATTCTCTCGATTGAAGTTGTAATTTGATCTACAATGGAACTAGAACCAACTGAAAAATAGATGGATATATTAATACTGTTTTCATTTGGTTTCGAAACAACCTTGACATCTCTCAAAATTACTCTAGGTTCATATCTAGTAATCAAGGTTTGCATTCTTTCCTTAATATCCACTTCTATGAAGGGCCCTTCCGATTCAAAAAGAAGATTTCGAATATTACCAGCTATTTCTGGATGAAATGGTTTTTCATATGAATTCAGAAATACTAAATTGCGAAGTGAACGCTTTATCGCTTCAATATTAGTAATTTTTGAAATGTCCCCCGATATGGGGTTTGCTGAAAAATTCAAATCTAGATCTGTTGTCTGTAGTCTGTTGGCCATTATTTCTCCCCTTTATGTATGACTATAACAAACCACCAAAACTTGGAATTTCTGGAAGAGATGCCGGATTGGTAATTGATTCGACCACAGCGCATGGGTCGCACAGATTCAACACATCGTCTATAAACTTGAATAACTCCCCAACGGCAGTATTTACTATTTGTTGAATAGTTGTCACAATTACATTCATTTTCGTCAAAGCGGTACTGGTTAAAGTTGTACTCGCCAACAATTGTTCTCTGAAGGGAGCAGCAATTGTATCTAGAGCTGAACTAAAATCCTGATCCGCAAATGTTTTGCTTACGCAATTTAAAATACGAGTAATACATCTACCCAAAAATCCAGTAGCGAGACTTGCTAAATCAAAAAAAGCATATCTGAAAGTGTCGAGTTCAGTTAAAAACAATTGAAAACCATTTATCACATTTTGAACCGTAGCAAATGGATTTAAGAATTCAAGACCGCATATATCATCTTTAACCAATGTGAAGTTGCATGTTGGGATGCCTGGGAAAGGTGGAATATTGAAATCGCCAGGAAAATCACAAAACTGGCAACCAGTGACAAATCTACACGATCCTATTTTCAATTTGGTAGACCCAGTTATTGGGTTTATCCAGTCCAATGAAGCGGGAGGAATCAATTTGTTACCAAATAGGTTTTCACACCCACTGTTAATATCAGTTCTTGATCTTGTCTGTGCTTGTTCTGAAATTTGTTTTTGTATTTCATCGTTTATTTCTTTTTCTCTGTCCGCCATCTGTGTGATGATGTTGGATAAAGAATCTTCTAAGTCTTGAAATATAACACCAATTTCATTATTCAAAGCTTGGCTTTGTTCATCTGTTACATAGATGCCGGGTTGAACCCTACCAAACCGAACACTAATATCTTTTACTGCATTTGAAACAAATCGAATAGCTGATTGGGGTTTTTCTATTT